TGAATTAAAAATAAAAAAAATAAAAATTAAAAAACAATAAAAATTGATTTTTGAATTAAATAATAACATATAATATAAATTATATGTTGATAGAGGAGGATAAATATATATATATAGAAGATATAGAATATATAGAAAAAATAGCGAAAACGGTAAAAATATCATATAAAAATGGTTATAAAGCGAAAAAGGTGGAGGATATAGAAGTAGAGATAAACGAGAAAATAGAGATACCTAATATATTAGTATATCAGAATAATATGATAAAAATAAATTTTGAGAATATATTAAGTAATGTGAGGGTGGTAATAATGAGATATTTTGATTATATAGATATGAAAAATTACGAGAATATACCTGAAAATATAGAATATATAATAATAAACGGAGAAATATATAAACATGATAAGAGAGATAGATACAATAAATTTGAATTTGTAGAATATATGATGGAATACATAATAAGAACATATAAAGAAAATAATAATTATGAAACATCAATAGATTATATAAAAAATGTATTAGAGTCAGAGAATAAAATAAATATAGAAAATAGCAGAGGATGGACAGTATTAGATCAAATAATAAAGGAATTAAGTATATGTTATAGTGATGAGGGATATTATGAGAAAGGAGGGGAGTTAGAAGAATATTTAATAAAAATAGTAGATAAAATAGATAATGAGAAATTAATAAAAAAATATAATGAGAATCAGAATATATTTACATTTTTGAGAAATAATGAGTTAATAAATAAGATATTAAATAAATTAGGAAAAGAGCAGATAAATGAAATAGTGAGGAGAGACAAAATATTATTTAATTTATATGGCAATGAGATAAAATTAATGATATTACCATATTTAACAACAGAAACAATAAAATATAAGAAAATGATAAATGGAGAAAATATTACAGCATTAACATATTTACTAATAAAAAATAAATATATAAAAGATAAAAAAATAATAGAAGAATTGATAAAGAGAGTATATAAGATAGATATAACAAAAGAAGAAATAGAAAATATAATAAAATTAAATGAAGAAGAAATAAAGAAAATCTTTGAATAAATTAATAAATTAATAAATTAATAAATTAAATAGGAACGAGAGTAAGACATAAATCCAAATTATTTTTATAATTAGTAATATAATCCATACATTTATGCATTAAATCAATTTGTCTTTTAATTTTAAGAATACACGGATTTTGAATAAGTAAAAAAGATTTAATTCTAATAATATCTTTATATTTTTCAGAGGCAATTAATAATGCTTCTCTATCATTATAAGAATCGCCAATAGAGATGACATCAAGAAGAGAATTATTAATATTATTTTTTATGATATATGTATTTATAATATTAGAAAATACTTTATGTTTCCATATTTCTGGATTTTTTGGAAAATCATCATAATACATATTTCTAGCACTAATAATATGGACGTCAGATAAAATATGTAAGAGATTAGGCATAAATTTACAAGAAAAATGAACCCATCCTTCTTCGGAGTTAGTGATAATAAAAAGATTACCTAAATCTTTAACAAGATCAATAAAATTAAATATAATTTTTTCAAGTTCAGAGAATTCATTTTTAATATTTTCAGGAATATCTTCAGGATTAATTTTAATATTAATATTATTAGAAAGTAACCAAGAAGTAGGAAAAAGAGTATCATCCCAGTCTAAAATAATTAATGGTTTAGGAATAACATTTTCAATATCAATAAAAGAGGTCATATTATATATATTTTATATAATATATAAATAAAAAATCAATTTTTATTAAATTCTATCATAATATTTATAATTATAATCATTATTATCTAATTCAAAGTTTTTTTTCAAATAATCTATTATATATATTTTTTCTCCTTCTGTTATAATATTTCTGTCATCATTTTTATCATCTTTTGTAATATTTAATGAATAATAATCATTATTATTATTAAATCCAATATCAATATTAAATTGTTCTTCTATAAAATAATAATTATTTAGTTTATTTATTGATAGATATAGATAACCATTTTTTTTAATAAAGTAATTATCACCAAATCTTTCTGCAATTTGAGTATATGAAAATAAAGCATTTATATTATTCTTTTGAAAATTTAAATTATAAATTTTATTATTTTCAATAGTAAATAGAGGCGATATCATTTTTATAAATGGTTTTGATAATATATGATTAATATACATTATATATAATTAAATATAACTATAATAATAAAAAATCAATTTTTTTAAGAAAATAAAAATAAATAATTATATATGAAAGAAGTAATAAAGAAAGTAATAAAAAAGGAAATAATAAATAATGAAGAAAAATATTATATAGATATGGATATGATATTAGAAGAAATAGAGAAATGTTATAATATGATGGATGAATGTAAAAGAGATAAAAGTGAAAAATTTGAGGATTTATATTTAGTAAATTGTAAAAAAACACAGACAAGAAAAGAATTAGATTTTTTATATAGTTTAATGGAAGCAATAAATAAAAATTATAGGAAATAAAAAAAAATATATAAAGTAATTATATATTATGAGTTGTGTTAGTGATAATTCTTCATTATGTGAAAAAAAATGTAAAAAATCATGTGATAATGATATAGTATTTGAAAAAGTTAATTATAATACTATACAATATCAAAGATTAAATAATTTAAGAAATATTTGGACAGAACAAGCAATGGATGAATCAGATGTTGAAGACGATGATGATGTTAGAACAAGAGATGGAAGTAAGAAGGAATGGGTAAATTTGCCAGATATTGCAGGTTCAATATCAGGAGATTATTTACAAACAGCGTGGGTGTTTGTTCAAACCCATAGATATATTAATATAGAAAAATGTTATCCAGATCAATTATGGGGATGGTGGATGAATAATAAAACAGGTGAATTAATATTTATGCAAAAAACGGAAAATGTATTATTTCCACATAATAATATAGATATTAGTTCAACAAGATTAAATATATTAAATAAGTCTTGTAATGAATTATCAGTAAATGATAAAAAAAGCTTAAAAGTATTTAATAAATATTATGAGTTATCAGAAAGAATATTAGAATGTAATAAATATCCAAAGACTGAAGGAAATATAGTAGAAATAACAGATAGTTGTGGACAAAGATGGATGATAGTATATAATTTTATTCATGATTCAAATGATAATAATAGTAATGGTAATGGTAATGATGATGCAGAATATTCAATAATAAATAGAAATAATATAAGTAAATATGTATTTGTAGGATGTAAATTATAGAAAATAAAATAATTTTATCAAAAGTTATTTTATAATGGAATTGATAACAAAATTAAAAATAGATATAGAAAAAGTGAATGAAAGAAATAGAGAATTAATAGCAAAGAATATAATAAAGAAATTTACAATAAAAGAGAAAAGGACAATAAATTTTTGGAAAGGAGAAAATAATATAATGAATAAAGATGGATTATATACATTTAGAGATATAACGAATTTTTTAATATCAAATGATGAATTTACAGAAATAAAAAAGAGTGATATAAAATCATATATAAGTATATTTGATATAAAATTTGATAATTATGATTTAATAGAAAATATAAATAAAATATTAGAAGAGATACAAACAAATAGAATAAAAAATTGTATAAAATATATTAAAATTTTAGATAAAAGTTTTATGAAAGGAATTTATTCAAATGATATTATTTATAGAGTAATGTCGGAACCATATAATGGTAATATTATAAAAAATATTTCTGCTTGGAGTTTAGTTCCAATTCCATATTTTTGTAATAATAATAAAGACAATTGTTATTTATATATAACAAAAATACCAAAAAACATAAAAGTATTATATTTAGAAAATAATATTAAAGATACAAAAAATTTAAATAATTTTACTTTATGGAAGCATTATGAATATGAATATTTATTACCAAGAAATTTAGAATTTAAAATATTAAACGAAAAAGAAATAAAAATAAATAATATTTGGTATAATAACAAACAAGAAAATAAAAGTAAACATAAATTTATAAAATATAATGTAATATATATCAAAATAATAAAGAAAAATGAAAATAATTATAAATTTGATACAAAACCAGTAAAATTAGTAAATAATAAATAATATTTTATAATAAATGTTGATTATTAGCAGGAGAAATTAAAGAAAAATTATTATCAGAAAATAAAAAACAAGCAATAGAACAATTATGAATTTTAATATCAATATTATTTTCATAAGGTTTTGCTTCTTTTATATAAAGTAATGGAGTAAAAATATTAATATTACAAATAATTTTAGTAATATATGAAAGAGTTCCGGAATGAGCAACAACTAAAATTTTTTTATAGGGTGATTTTTTTATTTTATTAAGAAAATTAGAATAATTATTATAAATATCTAAAAGTGAAGGTTTATAATTCATATATTTATCAGTTAATGATTGCAATTTAATCATAAGATTATATTTAATAAATTTATTTTCCGTATTTAATACTTTTTTTTCTAAATCTATTATTTTTTTATTTTTATTATAAAATTTATTTCTTTCATCTTTACTCAATCCATCAACATTACTAAAAATAGTTCCTTCTTCCATCAATAATTCATCAATAATAATATTATCATTTTTAAGATTGATATTAGATTTAATAATTTCGGCTGTTTGTTTGCATCTAATAGCAGGAGAAGAATAAATAACATCAAATTTACCATAAGTTTTTGCCAAATATTTACCAGTTATTTGAGCTTGTTTATTTCCCAAATTGGTTAAAATTATATTATTAGGATCATAAAATTTATTATTATCATTAGCAAGATTTGCTGTAGATTCAGCATGTCTAATAAAAATAATTTGTTTAGTTGTCATATATAATATAAATAATAAATTTTTTTAAAATATAATATATATGGAAGATTATAAATTAAAATATGAAAAATATAAAATAAAATATAATAAATTAAAAGAAATAAATATTAAAGGTGGTGGTAAAATATTTAATCTACAAGAAAAATATAAATATAAAAAAGGAGAATTACATAAAAACTTAAAAGAATTTATAGAAGAATATGGAGAAAATTTTAAAATTAAATATAATGATATAATAATAGAAGTAGAATTAAAAAAAGTTAAATTATTAAATGGGACAGAAATATATCAAATGATATATGACATACCAAAAAAAACATATGATTTAACACCATTTATAATTGAATTTATAGATCCGATAACAATGGAAAAGAATAATATAAGTTATATATCAAATATACACAGAACAGAAAAAATAAGTGGAAGTGATATGGTAAAGATATGTTTAGAAATAAATAGAATATTAGGTGCAGAAAAGACGATATTAGGAGATGGAACAAGAGTAAAATGTGAAAAGAACAATGAAGAATTAGATTTATCATTATTAAAATTATTGGAGAGGAAGAAAACCTTTTATATGAATTTAGGATTTGATTATGAGATAACAAAAGATAGATTTTTCCATATAAGAATAGAAGACAAAAAGGAATTTACTAAAAAAATAGATGAATTAATAGATAAAGTGAGAGAGATAGAGATAAAAGATATAATAAAAGAATATGAAAGTATATTAGATTTAATGACAAAAATAATAAAAGAAAATTATGAAGGAGATTTTGAAATAAAAAAGAGTGTTTGGAGTCCAATATATAAAGATATATATGAAGAAAAACCAAAAGATAAAATAATGGAAATTATAGAAGAAAGCAAAAAAGTATTAGAAGTATTAAATAAATATAAAGATTATAAATTTTTATATAAACTTATGATAAAAATTTTTAAAGATAGTTGTGATGAATATAGTATTATTAATAAATATATTATTGAAAATCAAAGAACAGAAATAAAATATAATGATAAAATAATAAAAAGAGAATATGTAAATGATCTTAATTTATTAGTAAATTTAAGATATCAATGGTATTCATATACTTTTTAATTTTTATTTATTTTTTTTATTTAACTTAATAAATAAAAATATAATATAATATAATAAAAATGGTAATTCCAAGTAAAGATTTCAAAGGAATAGTATTATTAAGTTTCGGAAAATGTAGTAATATATCCAGATTTAATAAGAAAACAGATAAAGATTATACACAAGAAGATTTAGATGAATTAGATGTTTTTGATTATTTTGATGCGAATAATATAGATATAGATGAGAATAATAATAAAATAGAAGTGAAACATTCATTAACAGGAGAAATAGTAGAAGTAGAAAAAGTGGAATGTGAAATTAGTGGTGGTAATTTATATATAGAAAATGAGGTATACATATATATAAAAGAAGATGATATATATATGAGTTTAGAAATGGATACATATGATAAAATTGTGAGAGTACATGCTATATATGATAAATGTGAAGAATGTGGAGATGACGAATATATAATTCCGTTGATAAAGCATATTAAGATGTGCTTTACAACGCTTATTTAGTTTTTACAAAACTAAATAACCGTATAATTTAGATTATGATAAGTGGATGTGTTTTGGATGTATAGTGAGTGAGAAAATAGATAATAAAAGAAAGCAATGATAATTATGATTATTTAAACAGAAGCTTATTTAGTTTTGTAAAAACTAAATAAGCGTTGTAAAGCATACTAAAACTAATTAGTTTTAGTATGCAGTATACAACGGTAAAATTTGAAAATGAGTATTAAAATCTGAAATATTATTAATAGTAATAGCTGGTAATAAGGTAGAAGTATTATTAAATTTAAAATAAAAAATTGTTTGTAAAATTTGGATATAAGAATAAGTTTTAAAAATGATATTAATTGAATTATTAATTAAATCAACTTTTTGACATAAAGTAGTAAAATTAGTTAAATTATTTTTAGTAGTTTGACTAATATTATTATTTAACTCAATACTAAAAGTATTATTCATTTCAGGATGCATATTATTTTCATTATAATTTTTATCAAAAAATAATTGAACTAATTTTTTATGAGGGAAATTATAATAAATATAAAAATTAAAATTAGTTGGAAAATCAGAATAATTAATATTAATTAAATTTAGTTTATTAAATAAAATACCAGTGGTAGATTTAGAAACAAAAATAGAATTATATAAATATAAATTATGTTTAATATTAGATCTATTAGATATCATGACTGTATATTGTAAATTATTAAATTGAAATAGTAATAAATTTAAAAAAATTTCATCTAAATAAGAATTTTCATTTAAATCTTTTAATAATTCAATTAATTCATTGCTCTGAATATCATTATCATAAAAATAATTTTCAATAATCTTTGAAATATTATAAAAATTATTTTTAATAGCAATTATATTTAAAATATATTTTGGATTAAATTTTATATTTGAAATTAATAATCCAGCTAAATATCCATTATTTACATATCTATAATAATTTTTTTTTGTTAATAAATCTCTATTTATTAAAATATTTTTTAAATTACATATTATTTCTTCATATTTATTATTAGTTATTTTTTCTAATATTTTAACATTATTTTTTTTTAACACATTACTTAATTTTATTATTTGTTTATTATTTACTAAATCTAATCCTACATATGATTCTACATTATTAAATAAATATAAATAATAATAAACACTTGTCACCCAATCCTGATACATTTTATTATCATTATTATTTACATCATTTGAAAAATCAAGCGAATAACCTAAAATTAATGTATTCTCATTTGTAATATAATTTTTTAAATTTTTTATATGATTTGTATCATATATAAGATCTATATCTGAAAAATGATATACATTAATATCATTTTCAAATAAAGGCATATATCTAATAGTTCTAATTTTATCTTGATTATTAATATCAGAATAATTAATAATACATAATTCTAAATTAGAGCTTCTTAAAAGACTAATAAATAATTTATATAATTTTTTAATATTATTAATATTTTCAATATTAAAATTATAAGATTTATTATCTAATAAAGTTTCAAGATTAATAAAATATTGAATAATAGAAGAATCAATATATAATCTACAAATATATTCTGGTAATAATTTTTCACAATATTTAATATTAAGATATATAGTTTCAAAATACTTACATATATAATCATTATTACATATTTTATTAAAATCTTGATGAATAAAATCATCTGTAATTTCTTCTCTTGTTTTTGAACAATAAAAGACCATACTAATAATATTTGCTAAATTTATAATATTTCTTTTATCTCTTGTTAATAATATTGGTTCTGTAAAATCATTAAATAAACTATTTTCAATTGAATTAAATAATTTTATTAATAAATTATTATCAGGCAATGAATATATATATTTTTCTCTATTTTTATTATAATATATTCTAGCACTAAAACCTAATAACATATACATTTCTGTATTTTCAAATTCATTTATATCATAATATACATCTTCATTTATCTTCATATTATCTAACAAAAATTTATTTATAAAATTTATATTATCATTTATATTATCCATATAATATTAAAAATTATATTTTAATTCTAAATATTTATTTTTGTTTACATAAATTCAATAAAAATAAATATTTGGAATTAAAAAATGTTATATTTTAATTCTAAATATTTATTTTTGTTTCAAGCATTCAATAAAAATAAATATAATATGTTAAAACCTTTGTTTTAACATATTATATTTATTTTTGTATTTCAAATATTTTAATCTATATTCTTCTTGTGATAATTCTCCAGTATCATTAATTATAACTTTAATATATTTATGAGTAATATTATCTTTTGAAATATTTAATTCAACATAACCAAATGATTCTTGAAAACTTTCAAGTTTAAAATAATAATTATCATTAATATTATAATTTATTTCTTCTAAAGAATATGAATCTTTATCAGCACCACCTGTACCACAAACAATTTGTTTAATTTGTTGTGATTTTTTATTTGTAATAATTCCAGTTTGATACATATGGACATCTGCACATACATAAGTAATATTATTTTTTTCTGTTTCAAATAATATATTTATTAATTCTTCATCTAATATATTTTTTTTTGCTTTTATTTTTCCAGATTCATCTTCTTTAGTTTTTATTGAAAATAATGGTTCATGACCACATATTATAAAATTCCTAAATTCAGAATCTCTTAATTCACATCTTAAAAATTCATTTTGTTCATTTTTAAGTTCTAAAGCACTTTTATCTAATATTACATTAAAACATGTATCTTCATTTTTTGATAAATTATATAAATTAGTATCAATAAATATATATTTAAATCCAGTATTAGCAACTGGACAGCTCTTAAATGGAAACATAATTTTTAAATAATCAGTTTTTTTTAATTGATCATCTAAATTTATACATCTTGTAGAATAATAATTGAAATCTTCTATATCGTGGTTTCCCATAATTAAATATTTGTTTGGAATACTAATTTGTCTAATTAACTCAAAACCATTATTAAATTTATCTATATCATAAACATTTTTTTTTACTTGTTTTATAGTTCCATCTGGTGATGTAATATCAACTTTTTCTTTTGATGGATAAAAATTATCACCTAATATTATTAGTTCATCATATTTACTTTCATTTCTTTTAAGATGAGTACAAACATTAACAACTGGATAAGAACCATTTGATAATTTATAATTATTCCAACAACCAAATAAAGCAACATTAATTTCAGTTTTATGTGAAATATCAGACATATATATAATTAAAAATATAATTTATAAAAAAATAAAAAGAAATAATATATATGTATAGCGAAGAAGAAAAAGAAATAATAAAAAATATTTATGAATACGATTTATTAGATTTATTGAAAAAAAAGAAATTATCATTTGATTTTGTTATTAATTATATAGCAAACGAAAAATATCAAACTACTAGAAAAGAAAAAAATATTACTATTCAAACTATATTAAATTATCAGCCTCATTTATTTGAACAATTTAAAAAATATTTATAATTTAGGTAATTCATGACCAAATAATAACATATATATTAAAGCAACAGCACCTAATAAAACACTTCTATGTAAAGCCATTTCGTGTGTTTGTTTAACTAATAATAACATAATAAGATATAAAATAATAGTAATAACTAAAGCGTGTGATAAATGTGTTAATGTTGATTCTTCCATATATTTTTATATAATAATATATTATATAAAAATTATAAAAACTAATTATATATGGAAAAATTATTTAATACTGTTATAAATTATGGTTATTATGTTAGATTCAATAATTTAAATGGTTTAGATGCTTGGAATACTATTAAAGCTCTAATAAATACAAATCAAGAATTAAATACTAATATAAGTTCAATTATCGGACATTGGAATATTACTTTAAATATTAATGGAGAAAATATTTCTGATATACCTCTTATTTATAATCATCTCAAAAATGAAATGAATCTTCACGGCGATGATAAAGACCAAGAAGAATATAAATTATCTGATGAACAATGGCAAAGAAACCATTTTTATTTACAACTTGCCAGAATTCCTAAAAATAATTCTTGTAATTTATTAAGACTTTTACAAGTAGCATATAATATCGGACAACTTGTTTGTGAAATGAAACGCAAAAATTTTACTTCTGACTATATTTCCTTCTTTCTTATGAATAGATTATATAGTATTAACACTTTCGTTAATTTTAATATTTCAAATTTAACACCAGAAATGCTTGATTATATGCATCATCTAAAAAATGAAATTTCAAGTCATATCTCTAAAATTAATAGTTCTAAAATTGTATCTTCAGCATCGGCTTCAGCTGTAAGTTCAGAATCTAAAAGTGAAAATATAGAAGATATAACAGAAAGTATTACAGAAATGAAAGGTGGTAAAAAAAAGAGAAGGAAATATTAAAAAATTTGATTTTTATTTATTAAATAAAAAACTAGATGATAATAAAATTTTATTAAATTATAATATAAATAATAATTCTTTAATATATCAAAAATTAAATCTAAATGGTGGAATATTAAATGGTTTTCAAAATAATTCTATAAATATAACTCCCAATTTAACTTCCGAAAATATTATTGATTATATTTATGTGAAAGTATATAATAAACAAAAAAAATAATGATAATGTTTATATGTTTTAATTGGTCCAGAATAAAAAAAATTGAAAAAACTAATTATTTATATATTTATTATACTAAAAAGAAAAGATAATAAACAGAAATATTATGAACAACACCCGAGAAGATTTTAATGATTATGTTATTTCTGGTTTTAGCATTTTTGTCATTTTGATGTTTGTTTTTATTGTTGTTTTCTGCTCATTTTTTATCCATAATATCAAAAAACAAGAAGATAAAAAATTTAAAGTTTATCCTATTGTTCCCGAAATTCAAGAAATCTCTATTGAAATTAAAACAATTAATTGAAAAATTTTTTATTACTAATATAAATTCTAGCACAGATTTTATTTAGCATCGCTTAAATTTTTATAAATTAATAAATAAAAAATTAAAGATAAAAATAATAAATTCTGGCGGAAAATTCTTTATAATATTATTTAGCATTTGCTTTAATATTTTATAAAGAATTTTCCGCCATATTAT